GGCCACCAGTCGCCGTTGCCGATACCCACATCCGCGCCACCCGCATCAACCGTCTGGGTCGTGAAGGTCGTGGCGGTCGCAACGGTGATGCTGGTCACGGTCTTGAAGGTCTTGGTGCCGGTGACGGTGTTGTTGTTCGGCCCGACGATGGCTTCCGTCTGATACACGCCGCCAGTGTCTGTACCGATCACTGTGAACGTCACGGTCGAAAGGTTGCTGGTGCTGGTGAACGTGACTTCGGTCGGGAACGGGAACGTAGCCACGCCGCCCGAGGTGTAGGCACCGTCGAGAGTGAGAGCGACGTTGTTTACCGGAGTTTCGGCCGTCACCACGCCATTCGGGTCAGCCGTCTCGATGTTATAGGTCTGCTGGATGGGGCGCATGGGCGTGTCCTCCTATGACAGGAGACAGGCCGGGCGCACTTCCATTCGCCCAGCCTGCCCCCATACCGATTACGCGAGGGTGCAACCGTAGTTGCTGATGATCATCCAGCCGATGGTGGTCAGGTACTGAAGGACAATCGTGTCGCCCACGTCGTTGAACGCGATGGTGTTGTAGCCGGTCTTGGTGGTCGGGGTCAGGGTGCCTTCGCCGCCGTCAACAACCATGATGATGGTCAGGATCTGGCCGTTCGTGCCGTTGGCCAGCGTCAAGGCGTCAGCGCCAGTCGTGGTCAGGCGGACGGTGCCCGACGTGATCGGCACAGCGCCAGCGCCTGAGCGCGTGGTGACAGTACCAAATACGCGGCCGGTCAGGTCGCCCGTGACGTTGCCCGTCACGTTGCCCGTGACGTTGCCGGTGATGTTGCCAGTGACGGCGCCAATGAAGCCGTTGGTCGAGGTTACCGGCCCGGAAAATGTGGTCGAAGCCATAATCAGTCCTTATGCACAAGTAGCCTGTCAGTCTGTGCATCGTCCGCTGGGCCGGTCTGACAAGCTGGGGTTTGCCCAGTTCGAGAGTACTGTAGCACATACGCCTGCGCCTTGGCTAGTAGCGCGATATCGTCGTTAAAGAGGCCGATCGCGGTGTTGCAGGCCGAGCAAAGCAGCGCCCGGATCGCGCCTGTGACGTGGTCGTGGTCAATGGCGAGGTCCTTGAGCTTGCCCGACAAGCCATCGCAATGTCGCTCTGTTTGGCCACAGATGGCGCACACGCCGCCCTGCTCGCGCAGCATCTCCTGATACCGAGTGGCGTCAACGCCCGCGGCACGCCACTTGCGCTGCTTAATGTAGTGCGGATGGCAAAGGTCTTTGGCGTACAAAATGTTGTCGCAACCATCGATCAGGCACCGCTTCGCCGGCTTCTTGCGATCGCGATACCGAGTGTGGCCGTGGCGCAACAGTCGCTGGTAGTGCATCTTGCACAGCCCTTTGGACTTCACAGGTTCGGCGCAGCCATCCTCAATGCACTCGGGCGGCTTTTCGCGGACGCGGCTGCGAATAGGTGAAAAGTCCGAGCCCCGCAGGCGCTGGGCATAGTGCGTCTGGCAAAGACCGCGCGCCTTGTGCGGGCGGGTGCAGCCATCAATCTGGCAAGGCATAAAAAAATCTCCTCCGGTAGTTAGGTTTGTAGCCTAATACCGGAGGAGACGTTTTGCAAGTTCCTAAAAAGCGTTGCTTTTTAAGTACTTATCAGATGCCCGGAGTTCCGAACACGCCACGGGGGTCAGTCCAACCAAACGCATAACGCTCTGTCGCCTTATAGCGCATGGAGTCGGTTTCGAAGTCACCTTCCATGCTCTTTTCGAGGCCACGGCGCATCGCGAGCTTCAGGCCTTCCGGCGCATCAGTCTGCACCCACCATGCGGTGGTTGAGGTGATACGCGAGAGGTTGGCCTGACCTTCGGTCAGCAAACCCATTGATTTCACTGGGTTAATATCATTATCCGCAGTGCCGGCACGCAGTACGCTCTTCAGCAGCACTTCGGCTTGGAACACGTTAGACGGCCCAGTGACGATCTGCTTCGGCGTCAGGCGGATACGCTTGCCGTTGTTGTCAACAGCGTTGCGGATCTGGATCAGCAGCTGCTCGAGCGAGGTCTGCGACAGAGCCGCAGCCACGTTCAGCTTGTTGCTGAAGGTGCCGTTGACGATCGGGTGATCGGTGGCAACCAGTTCCTTGCCGTCGCCGCCCGGATAGGCAGCGTTGAAGGCGCGGTTCAGGATGTTGGCACCCAGCGTTTCCTTCGTCTCGATCAGCGACTGCGCGAGGTGACGCGCATAGGTCTGACCGATACGAATGTGATCGCCGTCTTCCACCAGCACCTTGGTCAGGGCGAAAGCCAGACCGTAGACGCGATAGACGTAGCGCTGGATGAACAGCACGCCGCCCGACTGGTAGGTGACCGGCATGCCATCCGGCAGTTCCGGCGCGGCGCCGAAGCCATAGAGCACCGGCTCTTCATGGTAGTTCCGGGGGATGCCCTTGAACTCCTTGAAGACCTGCGACCACTCATCAGCGCGCTGATCATAGATACCATTAAACTCTTCGTTCAGAATCGGTTCGACGATTGAACGAAAGTCGGTTGAACGCATCGGCATAGCCATAGTTCAAGCCCTCCTAATTAGATGGCGGCTTTGTCAGCAACGAACTGATGTTCGCTGATCTGAACCTGCACGATGACATAAGTGTCGCCAAAGGCGTTGTCTGGGCCCGGCGTAACGCCGATCAGACGAACCATAGCATTGGCGGCGGCGGAAGCCACGTCCAGCGACTGAGTGCTCAGGCCGGTGGTGGTGTTACCCGAGATGGCGCTCAGGTTGTACTGCTTGCCGATGTCGGCGACGGTCAGAGCGGCATTGCTCTGCACTTCGTAGACAATGGTCGGGTCGAGGGTGGCGTAAGCCACGATCTCGGTAGCAGCCTGCGACGCAGTCCACTTGTTCGACACGCGGCGGCGACCGTCGCTGTCGGTGAACTCGACGCCCTGAAAGGTACCGATGAAGGCGTCGCCAACAGCGGAAGCCACAAGGGTGCCCTCGGTTTCGCCACCGCCAGTGGAGGGAGCGATACGAACAGGCTGGTTTTGGAAGATGTTCTGGGCATAGCCAGACGCACACGTGAAGGCGGTGGGACGAATCACACCGCTGGGCGAGTACGCCGGGCGCAGACCGAACGGTGCATTGACCGTGGCAGACATGAGCCTTTTTCCTTAAAAAAGGGTTGCGTGTACCCGGCTCAGGCGAAAACGCCCTTGCGCGGGATGTGGTCACGCATCTCTGACATGCCGTCGCCTTCGAGAAGGCGGCCCCCGGAACGCTCAGCCTGCTCGCGCATGAGCTGCGCAGTCTCGGCCAGCTTGTCCTCCTCGCGGAGGGGTGCGTCGTGGTGAGCTTCCTGCATGTACCTGTAGTACAGGCTCATGGGCAGCTTAGCCGCGATCATTTCATTGACGGCCACGCAACCGGCGTATTCGCCGGTCTTCTGAGTGACAAGCTCCATGCCCGGTACGTCTTCGGCGCGGATCAATTCGTAGCCAAGACGCAGGCGGTGTTGGATCGTGTCGCCCTTGTTCGTCGTCGTCAACCAGCACACGTGATACCCCGGGATATCGGGAATGTCAGGCAATGCGTCGTTGTAAAGGTGGAGGCGGAACATCTCGAGCCGCTCATCATCCGAGATTGCGCGGTTCTCCGTCGTGTGACGGTCCTGCGCAGCGCGGGGTTGCCGGCTAACTCCAAGTTCCTTTTTTAGGCGATCATCCATACGTTCTTCAGACATTAGCTCTCTCCTTTTCAGCGAGCTGAGTTGCGGTCGTAGTCCTGATACGCCTTCAGTAGGCGCTTGCGAGCAACAGGGTCGTCCCAAGCACCTGCGTCTATCATAGCCTGCTTACGCTCGGGTGTCACTACTACTTCGTTTTTGGTGCTTGGCGGCGCATATTCGCGGCCGCTGCCGGTCGGCGGAGCCTTGCGCTTGGCGGTGCGAGCAGGCGCGTCGTCCCCATCACCAATGCGGTTGGCCACGCGGCGCGTCAGCTCGTGCCAATACTCAGCGGACGCCGGGTCCCAGCCCTCGCGGGCCAGAGCGTTGTCGATCGCCTTGGTGATGGCGCTGTCCTCGTCGCGGCCCGCTGGGTCGTACCACTCGTTGGCTGACAGCCACTGCTGCGCGTAGTTCGTCACGCGCGGGTCAGCGCGCGGTGCGGTCGCCTCCTTGGCGGCAGCCTCGAAACGATTTTTGTACGCGGAAAGCTGCGAGGCGCGCTCCTTGGCCTCGTCGCGGATGCGGAGCGCCGTTGCGGCGTCCTCACCGTTGCCGGCCTCGATCGCGCGGGCCATGATCTGCTCAGCCTGCCGGGCCTCGGCCAGTGCCTGCTGCAAATGCTGCTGCACGCCGGCGGCGTTCTGCGTCAGCGTGTTGCCCTCGACGGCCGACATGCGCCGCATGAGTTCGGCGTTCTGCTGACGCAGATAGGCCAACTCGCGATCGGCGCGCTCCTTGGCGGCCTTCTGCAGCTGGCGGCGCTTGATGCGGGTGTCGCGGTTCTTCTTCGTGCGGTCGACGATCTCGTCCTCTGAGTCGTCTTCGGACATGCCCATGCGGGACTCGTCCTCGCCGTCATCATCGTCCTCGTCGGCCCGCCCCTCGGCTTGCTCAGCCTGATCGGCGCCGTCGGTCTCTATCACGACGATTTCGTCGTCGTCCTTCTCGCTTAGTACATCAGCCATGATCGGCTCCTTTCAGCCTTATGGATCAGACGAACGCCTTCATGGCGAGCGGGTCGCCAGTGACTACGCCGATCAGATCCAGATCGTTGAGAATGACGAAGATCACTTCCTGATCGTCGTCAATTTTGACCGTCCACTTGTCACCGCCGTATTTGGGGACGCGGACGAAGTCCCCCGGCGTAGCCCACGAGCCCTCTGGCCACGGCTCTTGCGTGTTGCGGTTCTTGAAGGCCAGATCCCCAACGGACACAACGCGGGCCACCTGCGTGTTCCACGTTTCGGTGTCCTTGGTGTCGCCGGTGAGGATGATGCCGCCCTTCGTCTTCTTCTTGGCCAGACGGATCTGGCACAGCACGCGGCTGCCGAAGGGCTTCACGCCCGGATCGATAGGCGGGAACGCCTCGTCGATGCCGGAATATTCAAACTGCACTTTGTTTAGCACGTAGTCTTGCACGGGTGCTCCTCCGCTCAAGGGGTTAGAGATTAAAGTCTTTTCGCTCTTTCTCCGCGACCATGTCTAGCAACACGGTCTTGGCAAGCTCGAGACCAGCGTAAATGCCGACGACACGCCCGTACTCGAACGTATCGCGGCCTTGAGGCTGCTCCAGCGCATCGCGTGCCAAATCGGCCTGCGATTGCTCCAGACGCTGCAGCAGAACCTCAATTCTCATGCAGGCGTCTTGGGCGAGTTCTTGCCGCCCATTGCGCCCTTGCCGGCACCGGTCTCGACGGCTTCACCCATCGCCAGACGCTTGTGCATCTTGATGCCGTCGTTGCCGACCGGCTTACCCTTAGTGTCCTTCATGTCGGTCTTCTCCTTACGGGTTAATGCCGGTGCCGGTGCTGACGCTGAAGCGCTCGCCCGTCTCGACTTCGAGTTGCGCCAGTTCCATGGCCGTCAGGTTGTCCTGCGTGTTCATCGCCTGACGCACCTGCATCTCAGCCAGCTTGCGCTCTGTCTCCTGCTGCTCGACCTGCTGCGCCAGCGCGACCCGCGCCTGCTCCTGCTGCGCGTCCTGCTGCATGCGGGCCGCATCGATCTGAGCGCGCTGCTGGTCGGCGGCGGCGTCCTGCTGCAGCTTGGCCGCATCGATCTGCGCCTTCTGCTGGGTCTGCGCGGCCGTGAGCTGCAGGCGCTGGGCGTCAATCTGCGCACGCTGCGCGTCACGCTGGGCCTGCGCCTGCAGCTGCGCCTGAGCCAGCTGCACGCTCGGATCGACGGGCGGCTGCGGCGCGAACGACTGCATGACCTGCTGCGCCTGCTGGATGACGGGCGGCAGCGACGCGAACACGCTGCCCGCCGTCTGTGCCACAGTCTGCGAGGCCTCGGCCAGCATGCCGTCGAAGGCGCGCTTGTCGTCGGGGGTCTTCAGCTGCTTGAGCAGGTCGCCCAGATCCACGCCGCCCGTTGCCTCGGTGCCGAGGTCGAACACGCTCGCGGCGTACCACATCGCGATGTGCTCCTTCATGTGGTTCAGGATGGCCGGGATGAAGGCCGGCGCGATGAGCGGGCTCATGCCCAGCGCCGGCGACATCAGGTAGGCGAGGTGCGTCTTGAGGTGGGCAATGTGGTCCTGCTCCGGGAAGGCCACGATCGCGCGGCCCATGGTCGCCGCCACGTTCTCGTTGACGGCGTTCTGCTCCCTCGGCTCCATCGCCGGGTTGAGCAACTCTTTGGCGTTGGGGATCTTGAGCGTCTCGAGGATGCGCTCCTCGACCTTGCGCTGGTTGTACAGCTGCGGCATCGCGGCCGCGCGCTGCGCCACCGCCTGCACCTGCGCAAAGCGCTGCGCCTCGCTGAAGATGTTCGGGTCGGTGACCGGCACTACGTCGAGCGGGCCCTCGAAGTCGGCGCGCGTGGCCAGCTCCTCGCCGATTTCGGCGTCTGTGTCCTCGTCGTCGAGGTACATAGCGTTGAGGCGGTGCAGGATCGCCAGCAGCTTGGCCATGGCGTTGTGCAGGCGCGCGTGGATGGCGCTGAACACGACCATGCCCTGCTCGATCTTGGCGAGCGTCGTGCCGACCGGCGCGTTCGGGTTGCCATCGGCCACGTCGTCAATGGTCGTGCGGATGACGCCCTTGCCCGCGTCAACGAGGAAGCCAAGCAACTGGAACAGAACCGCGGACGGCGGGTTGTAGGGCAGCGGCATGATCAGCTTGCGGATGTCGTCCGCAGCCATGCCGCCCTCGATCTCCATCACCTGCGTCGGCTGGATCTCAAGGCTCTGGCCGCCCTTGCTGCCGCCCTTGAGCTTGAGCATCGTCTGGCTGTTGCTGATGTGCGCGCTGTCGAGCAGGGCGCGCAGGGCGCCCGTCGACGCGGCCGCCAGACCGCCGACCATGTGCGGCAGGCCGATGGGGTACGCGCCGCGCCACGGCACGAACGGGAACTCAACGAACCACTGCAGCTCTTCCTGCGCTTTGTCGATCTCGTCCCAGTTGCGGTAGATACTCAGCACCTTGCCGGACGGCTTGTCGATGCTGATGATGTACGGCAGCGCCTCATCGCCCTCAATGGCGGCGATGGTGTACACCTCGAAGATCGTGCGCAGGCCGTCCTCGTTGTAGGAAGTCTCTTCGCGGCCCTCGATCTTGTTGTT